GAACACGCATCAGCTATACAAAAAGGATTAACGTACTACAGAAAGATTAAAGATGTTCTTTCTTTAACAGATAATCAAGTAAGGTTACCAGGCAAAAACCCTTTACATCGTATCTCTAGAATGGAAGTTAATACGTTACTAAGCAGAGCAGAGATAATACTAGACGAAGAAAACTGTAAACAAGCGATCTGGGACTGTAAGAACGTAGAGTACAACCCCGAGAAGCTAAAGATAGTCAAAGAAGATCGTTCTAAAATGGAACAACAGTCTGACCTTTTAGACTGCTTTAGGTATTTAATACACAACTTTATGCGTGACGAACTTAGTTACTACGGCTTATAATAATCTAACATGAACATAATCTTATTATTAATCTTTAATTGTTTGTATATTTTTGGCTTTCACAAGGCTACTCAATACAATGACGTTAATGGCAAAGCAGACCCAAACGATAGGGAAGTACTATGGTGGCTTAGATATGCGCTTAGAAACGCTCCAAATGATTTACAGAAGCCTTTGTTTGGCTGTGTTGTTTGTATGGCTTCGATTCACTCTTGGGTCTATTGGATTTTTAATGATTTCAATTTAACTAATCTTTGTATCTATATTATTTATATATTTGCATTGTCTGGACTTAACTCATTTGTCAATGATAGACTTTCTGCTTAGTGTAGGCTTCAGAATGTACAAACATTGCAACTGTGAAGGGGGGAAACGTTGGTTTAAGAAACAAACGATGCCAGGTGTGGAGATTGTTCTTAGAAAGAGAGGTGAAAGCTACGAGATTAAGCGAAGCAACAAAGTAATTAACAGAGGTTACCAGCATCAGCTCGAAACTGAATACAATAAACTATTTAATGAAACTAATCAACTGGCTTAAAAGCAAGACCGAGCGAAAACCAGAACTCAAAGACGCTGTTCAGAAAGTCTTTTCTATTAATGGCGTTAACTACTATCAATTCAAAGACATCGCTAAGATTAAATGTCAAAGAGCCTTAACTGTTAATGACTTCTATAATGAGTTAACAATGAGAGCGACTAGGGACTTTCTTATTCAACATACGGAAGCTGTAGAGAAGCTTTTAAACTCTAACAAGATAGATATTTTTAAGGTCAACACTTTAAACAACCAACTGAAAGAACGGTTAGAAATGATTTATGAGACTGATATAATCTACAAGATCGCTTCTGTTGTTTACTTTACCAAAGAAGAGTGTCCTTACGAGTATGATGATATAGTAGGACGTGAAAAGATAGATCTGTTTAAAGCACAAGGTGACGCTTTTTTTTTCAAAAAGCTTTTCAAAAATTTGATTGGCTCAACGGATATATCAGACAAAGATTTAGCAACTTATATGACGGTGGGCAAGGAGATAACGAAGGAGCATTTGAAGAACATTTCTACCATATTATCCAATTAAAAAGAGATGAACGTATGTCGAGTAACATGATACTAGCTAAAGCAAACGGAATGACGTACGAAGAACTAGGCCGACTTAGCTGGTACGACCATCACATTTTATTAGAACAAACCAGGGCAAACAGCCGACAGAAAACTACACAAGATGACTTTTAGATATGGCTCTGGAAACCGTAGTAATCAAGATAAAAGGCGATAGTAAAGAACTTGATGCCACTATAAAGAAGATTCAAAAGGTCGGTATAGTAGATAAAAAGAATGCCGAATCTTTCAAAAAGACCTCTAAAACAATGGGGTCAGGCTTTGATGGTTTAAAAAAGAAAGCAATGGCTCTTGGTGCTACTATGCTAGGAGCGTTCGCCATCCAGCAAGTAATCACCAAAGCTATCGGCACGTTAAAGGACTTTGAGAAGGAACTCTCTACGCTTCAGAGTATCACAGGCTCTACGGCAAAAGAAATGGAGTTCTATGCCCAGGCAGCAAAAGATGTAGGACAAGAAACAAAGACATCAGCAAAGGACGTCGTAGAAGCTTTTACTAATATTGGTTCGGCACAGCCCGAACTACTTAAGAACGGTGCAGCACTAGCCGAGGTTACGAAACAAGCCTTAATACTAAGCAAGGCAGCAGGGATTGACGCTACTTCGGCAGCAATATCTTTAACAGGTGCAATGAATCAGTACGGCGCTAGTGCTGATGATGCTGCAAAGTTTGCTGATATATTTGCTACCTCACAGCAAAAGGGTTCATCTTTTATAGCAGCTACTAGCGAAGCTTTAAAGAATGCAGGAGCAGCAGCAGCAGCGACAGGACTAAGCTTTGAGACTACGAATGCAGCACTCCAAGCGTTAGCAAAGGGGTCTATCTTAGGCTCAGAGGCTGGTACAGCATTAAAGAGTTTGCTTTTAAAATTATCAAAACAGAACGATGACAAGATAAACCCTTCTATTGTTGGGTTAAGTGCAGCACTTGAAGAACTGGGTAAGAAAAATCTTGATGTAAACGCTGCCATGAAACTAGTAGGCATAACAGGAGCAGCAGGACTTTTGACACTAGTAAAACAAAGAGACACTTTCTTTGAGCTTGACGGTGCTTTAAATGAAACTGGAAACGCTATGGCTCAGATGGAAATTAATACAGATAATCTAGATGGTTCTTTGGATGAAATGGGAAATGCCTGGGAAATATTTATTTTACAAATGAGTGGAGCAGGGGGAGTGTTGACAACAGCCGCTGAAATGGTTACATCATTAATACGTGCGTTTACTTCTTCTAACAAATCATTAACAAAAGAAACACAAACATTATTTAAAGAAAATACAAAGTCTATATCTCAGGCAACAGCATTAAAAAACGAGTATGAAAAACTAAACGCAAAAACTAATAAAACAGAACAAGAAACAAGACGCTTACATGAAATTACAGGACAATTATCTGATATGTTTGGAACATCAGTAGTTAATATTGATAAAGAAACTGGTGCATTATCATTAAATACTACTGAACTTGTCAAACAGATTTCAATTAGACAAGCTTTACAAAGCGAACAGGCTAGAGAATTACTTGCCGATAAGTTAAGGTTTGAAACACAAGTAGAAAGAATAAAAATAAATAAGGAATGGTTAGACCAATTAAAACAATCTAAAGACGTTTCTGTCACTGTTTTAAATGTTTTAAATGATGAAGCTGGAGCGTTAGGGATCACTACTAAACAGACTGGTGAATTAACGTATGAAGTAACAAAATTAAGTGATGCCGAGCAACTTCTTGTCGAAAGAATAAGAAAAGCTCAGGCAGGTCTTGCAAGTGAAGGAATAATAAAACAAGAATTAATCAATGTTAATGAAACATTATTAGAAAGTGGTATAGATCTGGAAGCTATTGCAGCCTCACAGACTATGGTATCTTCCGCAACAGAAACAACAGCCGAGAGTACATATAAGGCAGGAGACGGATTCAAAGCCCTACAAAAACAAGCATCAATACTTAAAAAAGCATTACTTGATCAAGCTCTTACTGGTGATTTAGACGAAGAAACTTTAAAACAGTTAGAAGTAGTTACCGATAAACTCACTAAGGCACAAAGACTATTAAAAACTGCTTTAGGCGAAACTACAAAAGAATTACTTGCTGGAACTGGAGATACTCATGCTGAAGAAATGAAAGCAAGAGATGAAGAAGATAAAGCATTATTTAATAATAAAAAATTAAGAGGTCAAATTGCGAAAGAATCTATAGAGTTAGCAAAACTTACAGGACAAACACAAGAAGAACTTGCTATTGAGTTTGCCAATTCTGAATTCGAAACATTTAAAGAGTTTGAAGAAAAGAAACGAGAAGAAGTACAAAAAACGGAAGATGCTAGGGTGGAGAAAATTCAGAATACTATTGATCTGATTTCTAATATAGAACAACAAGCCTCAGCAATCTTTGCACAAATTAGTGAAAACAAATTAATTGCTATAGACAATGAAGAAACAAGAGCATTAGAGAGTCAAGGATTAGGAGAAGAAGAACTGGCAGATAGACAAAAAGAGATACAAGAAAAGGCAGCAAAAGACAGAGCTGATATTATGCGTAAACAAGCCATCGCAGATAAAGCTTCAGCTATTGCTCAGGCTACTATGCGAACTGCGTTAGCTGTTGTCTCTGCTTTGGCGATGTTACCTCCTAACATACCTTTGTCCGTAATTGTAGGAACACTAGGAGCAGCACAAGTAGCAGCCATTGCAGCCCAGCCCATTCCAGAATTCCACGAAGGAAAAAAGGCAGAGCTAAAGGATGGTGAAATGTTCGCTAAAATCTTAAAGAGTGAATCGGTAATACCTCCAGAACAGAGCAGAAAGTACAAAGGAGCAATAGACTCAATGATAGACAAGAAGTTCGAGAACTATGTTTTCCAAGAGTATATGTTACCAATGATGAAAAGTATGAGCAAGAAAGATGTTACACCTTACAACGATGTTCACTTATGGAACAATCAAAAGAAACAGATTAAGCTCATGCAAGAGAGCAACGGACTTACAAAGGCAATGATTAAGACGTTAGACAATACAAATTCAAGACGTAGCTGGAAGTGAATAAGTACAGATTTACTATAAACGGAAACGAAGTAGACAACCCTGAAGGCTGGAAAAACTTTGAGTTACGTCTAAAGCGTGACGATGATATTGCAGGACTCTTAGTTAGTTCTACAAACAAATTCACTTTCTCTGGTTCTGGTTACGATGCTCTTAAAACACAATTTGACCAAGACTATAACACCAAAGCAAACGCAAAAATATATATATTAGAAGATGGGAGCTACGTAGAAAAATATAAAGGAGTCATTATTTTAACTGACGTACTTTTTAATCTCGAAAAAAGAACAGCTCAGACAACTATTGAAGATGCAAATTTCCAGGGTGCTATACAAGGCAACAAAAATATTAAAGCATTTATAAACTCTAGGATTACCAAGAACAACGAGCAAACAGACGCTTTGACTGTTTATAATTTAGATTATTTTATAGCAAACGGCACTTATCAGACTCTATTAAACAGAAGAGCATATCTTTTAAAAGACGCTATTGATTTCTTAGTACGCTTTATGACTGATGACGTTGTTAAAGGTGTTCAGTCTGCTTACTTAGACGACTCCACTAACTTCGATGGCTCTCTACTATACATCACAACAGGCGAAGCTATTAGAGTCGCTAATAGTGATGCTCCTAACGTTTCTTTTGTAGATATAATGACCTTCCTACAAAGAACACACGATTTGACTTTTGATTTTGTTACCGTTTCAGGAGAGATCGTTATGCGAATAGAAGAAAGAGCGTTTTTCTTTCAGGCTACAAATGTAGATACGTTTAGGGAATTAACAGACCTAACTGTTAATGTAGACGCTCAGAGAATAGCTTCGCATTTAGAGGTCGGTAACAATACCTCACAAGATAGTGGCAACTGTTCAGCAACAACTAGATTCTACTCTTTTCAGAAAGAAGATTACGGACTTACTGGCAAAGCTAACATTGATAAATTAATAGACCTCACGACTGATTTTGTAACAGACTCTAATGTTATTCAATTCATTGTTGTTAATCTATCTAATGATACTTATGATGACGATATAGTTATAGTACAAGCCTCCACAACACAAGCTTCGAAGTTTCAAAGTACAGACTATTGTTCAAATAATAAAATGTACAACGTAGGTTTTACAAATGACAACATCCTTAGTAGAATGTTAGGAGCTGTCCCTAGTTCAATAATTAAATATTTGACTTCTGTTTCTACACCAGCAAAAGCCTCAAAAGGTACGTGGGATTATGAAGATGAAGTAAACACATATTCGGGTAATTCCTTTTATGTTACAGGCTACAATAATGCTGACTATCTTAATTTCACCAATATAATCTATGATGATAATAACAGATATTATTCAACTCCTGTAACTTATTACAATGTTCCTTTTGCTGGGACTTATACATTTTCAACAAATATAATGTTTGCTTTTTGGTTTTCTATCCCCTGGTTTAGGGAGACAATTTTTTATCGTGCAAAACCTAAGTGGCGTATATGGATGCAACATCAAGACTCTAGTAGTGGTGTAAAAGGTACATTTTATAGTGATTGGGACGAATGGGCGTGGGACGTTCATATAGAAGATGTTCGCCCTTTTGCTCAGTCTGTAGATACTTTGTCGGATAAATGGTATCGCTCTCGATCTATAAATAAAGCGTTCTCTTGCGATACAGGAGATAGGATATTTGTAAGGTTTCAATTCGAAGTTCACGAAGTAAAAAATCCTTTTGGGGGAGGGCCAAATTATATGAATAAAATTTTTTATGAGTTTATAAATTACCATCCTGACACGCCTAACGTAAAGCAATCTTGGTTTGAATGTCAAGGAACACCGACTGGAGCTGGTGGTGGTGGTGTTTATCAGCCCTTTGACCCAGATACTTTTAAAGCAAAGATTTATAAGTTTCAAAAAAACGTATCTTTGCAACGCACCGACAATATAAGAAATAACACAAGGAGTTCAGTTATAATTAACGAACTGTCAGACACTTCGCTAGATAAAACCGTTTGGATAGAAGAAATGGTTAACAACGTAGAAACTAGTGAGACAAGTTTTACAATGATTAATTAAGATGGCAACAACAATTTCAGCAGCAGACGCAGTAGTTTCTTTAGGTGTTACGCTAACACTTGCAGGGAAAACATTTGACGTTTCTTTTTCAAAAACATTAAGTTCGTGTACTCGAGCAGATCGGAACATCGTTCCTGTACCAACATCTCAGGTAGAGATAATTCAATTAGTAGCAGCAGCAATCGATAGAGGTACTTTTAAGGACTTCGATGGGTTCTTTGTTATGAACAGAGACGATACTAACTTCGTTAGAATACGAATATCACAAAACGGTGGTGATACCGTAGATTTTAAACTCGAAGCAGGGGAATTTATGATTCTCTGGAATAAAAAGATGGAAGTCAATACAACAGAAGCAGCTTTTTCTGCTTTTGTAGATTTTGATATGGTTTCAATGCAGGCCGACACGGCAGCAGTAGATATTGAGTATCTAGCAGTTAAGATTTAATTATGAGTTACGTAGGACTACCGACCAGGTTCTTAGACTTCGGTGCTGTTAAGATTAACAGTTACCCAAAGCCCGTCCCATGTACATCGAACGCTACGTTTTGTCAGCCGACTGAACAGAACGATATAATAGAGTTCGAGTTTATGGTTTCAGAGAGTGCAAATCTCGTAGCTAATGGAGACTTTTCTCCGTGGGATCAGGTAGGAGTGGTATATCCCTGGGAGGGTCAGTATTGGAGTCGTGACCACAATTCAAATAAGATGTGTATTTTCGAAACCACTCAAGGGTTTCAGTCTAATAACTATCTTATTCAGAAGAG